TTTTGCTGATGTAAGCCATGGGGTAAACGTCAACCCTGAGTAACTATATTAATAAACGGTAGTGTGGCCACCAATTCCGTTGAAGTATAGCAAATAGTGCGTCAGCAAAACAAATGATATTGTTTCTATATGGTCCCATAGTATAGCCTGGTTATTACAGCGGCTTGTCACGCCGTCAACAGGGGTTCGAATCCCCTTGGGACCGCCAGATTTTGTGGCATTTGAGTAAGTAGTTATTGGCGATCTTGCTCTCTGTAAGTCCAATCTAATATTCCGCAGTAGCTCAGTCGGTAGAGTAAATGACTGTTAATCATTTGGTCGGTGGTTCGAGCCCACCCTGTGGAGCCAATATAAATACTATGACTTATAGTTTATGAGTATAATAAAGACTTTTTGATTGATTATATAACAAAGGAATAATATGTACACACCATTGAAAGATAAAATTATCGTAGAGCGTATTCAACCGCTTAGAGAAACCGCTTCAGGTATCATTTTAAAATCAGCAGTAGAACCGGATAGAGCAAAAGTAATTGCTATTGGTCCTGATGTTGATGAGGTATCAATTGGCGAAGAATGTTTGGTCAATTGGAATGCCGCAATAAAAATTAAAGATGAAATATATAGTATTCGGATTGAACATGTAGTTATGGCTTATGTTCCTGAATAAGTAAAAGTGATGCGAGTATGATGTAATGGTAACCTGAAACCTTGCCAAGGTTTATATGAGAGTTCGATTCTCTCTACTCGCTCCAGATACCATGCGGATTTAGTTTAGTGGTAAAACTAGAGATTTCCAATCTTTTGTCAACAGTTCGATTCTGTTAGTCCGCTCCACAAATTTGCGGTCTGTCTAGGACAGGTTAAGGTACCCCCTTAATAGTTCGGTGCAATTCCGAAGGACCGCTCCAGTCACAATTCTTACATATTTTGTTCGTATATATACTAATAACTACCTCAAATTTTTAGGTGAATTATAATGTCAAAAGTCTTGTTTCTTCTCAAACGCAGAGAAGATTATAATAGTATATTACATCAGTACATAGGCCTTAGTACAGGTCTCTATAACTCAGCCAAATTTATGGATGATATGTTATCCAAAGCTGAGGTTGATTCAAAATTAGTTGTATGTACCGATAATAATGACATTGACCGTGAAGTTACATTATATAAACCTACTCATGTTATCATAGAAGCATTATGGGTTACTCCTACTAAATTCTTTATACTACAAAAATTACATCCAAAAGTAAAATGGATTATCAGATTACATTCTGAAATGCCTTTTATGGCTGGTGAAGGTATAGCAATGAATTGGATTAATAGTTATCTTACATATGATAACGTAATTGTTGCTTGTAATGCTCCAAGAATGATGTATGATGTTTCAACAATAATCGCAGAAAAAAACAATAAATTAATTTACTTACCAAATTATTATCCACAGGAATATAACAAAAAAGTATTTGGTGATAAATCAGAATTTGTTGATGTTGGATGTTTTGGTGCAATTAGACCACTTAAGAATCATCTAAGCCAAGCCGTAGCCGCATTAGAGTTTGCCAAAAGAATTAATAAAAAATTAAGATTTCATGTCAATGCAGGTCGTATTGAGATGAATGGAGGACCTGCCATACATAATCTTAAACATTTATTTGAACATCTACATTATAGCGGTCACAATTTAATTAATCACACATGGTGTCCAAGAGAAGATTTTCTAAAGATTTGTGCACAGATGGATGTTGGTATGCAATGTAACTTTAGTGAAACGTTTAATATTGTTGGTGCTGATTTGGTATCACAAGGTGTTCCGTTTGTTAGTTCAAAAGAAATACCCTGGAGTGCAGATATATTTAATGCCGATCCAACAGATACTAAAGATATGGCAGATAAATTAGAATTGGCCTACAAATGGCCTCGCCTAAATAATATGATAAATAAAAATTTATTGACTAGATATACAAATAAAACTAGAAAAATCTGGTTGAATTATTTAAAATAAGGAATTAAAATGTCACACCACCTAAAAAGACATAAATGGGTTGATGGTATGTTACAATCCTTTGCATTTTCATTTGAAACATTTGAAGAAGCAAAGGCCTTTGCAGACAATACAGATCCTAGCGAAGCACACACTGTAAAAGTGTATGATGATCGAGGACAACTCGTACATGAAGTTGCACCACAAGTAGTAGTTACCTACGCATAATGTAAATTTTCTTGGTTGAGTTAGTTATGATAAACAAAATAACTAACTCAGATGCGTTTCACAAAAAATATACTAGAACAATTAGAAAATGTGCAAAGTATAGGAAAGTTTTTCTTATACGTTTTTTTATTTGGCTTAGCCATTTCAATTGGAGTTATCACTCTAATCTGGTGGGGCCTCAAAAGTAGGTTTCTTTGATCTCTCGATGTAATTCAGAATTTCTCTTTTACGGAGTTCTTGTAAGGCATATTGATTCGTATGGTCTTTAAGACCAGGAAATCTTTTTTCTGCATCATAAGCAATGAATGCCATCATACAACCTATAAAAAATAATATCACAAGAAAAAATACACCAAAGTAAGCATCTGCTCGGAGACTTGCCATAAATCTGGATTTTCTAGCCGCATCAGCTGCTTCCATTCTCATTTTTTTGGCAATAAGAACTTTTTCTTGTTCACCAAGTTCTTCCATCATTTTATTAACATCAGACCATAAAGCACCAAGTTCTTTTGGACTTTGATAAACAACCAATTCACGTAAATCTACACTCATTTGTTCTAATTTCTTTTTCATTAGAACACGCTGCAAGGCTCTTTTACCTAGGCTGGCATCACCTTGATATATGTGTGTTTTAGCATGTTTTTCTTCTTCTTCTAAAACAGTCTTACATTTATGGAAAGCATCAAAGAATTCACCAAGTCTCTCACCAATTTCGGCATAAACATCATCAGTTTCTCCGCCTTTTTTATTGAGTTCAATTATTTCATTTTTCTTTTCTTGTAAAGCCTTCTTTTGTTCAAAAGATGCTGGTTTGTCTTTGTGTGCTTCATGAAATTGCTCGTCAAGATCCTTGAGGACGCCTTTAACGTCCCCAGCCGCACCTTTAATATCTTTGTAGAGTTGGCAACCTTTTTTAACAGCAGCTACAGCCGCATTTGCCATTGCAAATAGTGTAATTGGATCCACGGTTCTATATGATTTTTGTTATTTTCACCTACAATAAAATGATAGTAAATTTAACAGGAACTGCTTGACAGTTCAGACGAAATCATATATAATATATTATTATTTATCTATTGGAGTTATTATGACAATTCAAATATTAAAATTAATTACAGGCGAAGAGGTACTAGGTGATTCGGAGATACTTTCAGGAAAATGGTATGTCACAAATCCTGTAGCCATTCAGATTGTACGTGGTAAAGATGGCGGTCCTAACGTAGGATTAGCACCATTCCCGTTACATGCACCACAAGTCAAAGATACTAAGATTGCCATACCAGTGTCGAGTGTAGTATACTCTTATGTACCTGCTGAAGATTTTATTAATAATTATAATCAAATCTTTGGTGCTGGTATCGTTCTTCCTAAAACTCCACAAATCATCACAGGTTAATGTCAACTTTCTACACAAATGTTCAATCTAGTGGCAATCATATTCTTTATCGTGGTATCAAAAACGGTAAAAGAATACAGGCCAAAGTAGATTACGAACCATGTCTCTATACTCCCACAAACAAACCAACTCCGTTCAAGAACCTAGAAGGTGAATTTCTTACTCAAAAAAGATTTGATAACATCTTTGATGCAAGAGATTACCTAAAAAGGTTTGAAGATGTAGGTGGTTCTAAAGTGTATGGTCAAAATCGTTTTGAGTATGCATACATTGCTGAACAACATCAAGGCATGGTCGATTATGATTATGAAAAGGTATCTGTAGCCTTTATTGATATTGAGGTTGGATCTGAAAATGGTTTCCCAGATCCATATGAAGCCAATGAACCTATCACAGCCATTTGTATTACATTCTTAAATGGCATGACATATGTTTTGGTTGTGGTGAATATACCAATTCTGATGATAATGTTACTTATGTTAAATGTAAAGATGAATGGTCTCTATGTAAAAAGTTTTTGATGGTTTGGCAAGCAAATTGTCCAGATGTATTAACTGGCTGGAATACAGAGTTCTTTGATATACCATACATCATCAATCGTTTCAATAAGATACTTGGTGATACTGAAACAAAGAAGTTATCTCCATGGAATTACATTGCTGAACGAAAAGTAATCAACATGGGCCGTGAAATGGTTCATTATTTGATTACTGGCGTAGCTTGTTTAGATTATATTGAATTATACAAATGGTATGCTCCTGGTGGAAAGTCACAAGAGTCTTATAAACTAGATGCTATTGCTAATGTAGAACTCGGTGAACGTAAACTATCATATGATGAGTATGATAACCTACACGCTTTGTATCGTTTGAATTATCAAAAATTCATTGAGTATAACATCAAAGACGTACAGTTGGTAATGCGCCTTGAAGATAAACTCAAATTAATTGAGATGGCGGTAACTTTGGCTTATGATACAAAGTCCAATATGGATGATGTGTTTGCTCAGACTCGTATGTGGGATGCCATGACAAATGCCTATCTTGGCGAGAAAGGTATTATTGTACCACCAAGACGTATTAGTAAAAAGACTGAGGCATTTGAAGGTGCTTATGTTAAAGATCCACAAGTTGGTCTACACCATTATGTTGCCAGCTTTGACTTAAATTCACTTTACCCCCACCTTATGATGCAGTATTCCATTTCACCAGAAAATCTTGTGGAAAGAAGTTATATTTCTGAAAGAAAACAAAAACTAATTGAGGAGTTAAAGTTGAGAAATACTAAGCTAGTCGAATCCGAGCAAGGGGACAAGAATGTTTAGTGATGTAAAGGAATTAACAACCGAAGAACTTCAAAAAGAACTTCAGGCCATAGAATTGTTTGAACAAGAAATTGGTAAAGTCAACGTTAATAATATGTTGAATAAATCTATTGATACCTCATTTCTCGTTCCAATGAAATGCACACTCACCCCCAACGGCCAATTATTTCGTACAGATAAGATTGGTTTCTTTCCACAGATGTTAGAAGAAATGTATGAAGACCGTAAGAAGTTTAAGAAGTTATACCTGAAAGCGAAACAGGAGTATGAGAATGAAAAAGATCCACATAAACGTAGAGAAATTGAAAAACAAATTGCAAAGTATAATAATCTCCAATTGGCTAAGAAGGTTTCTCTTAACTCTGCTTATGGTGCTTTGGGCTCTCAGTACTTTCGTTTCTATGACTTACGTATGGCTTTGGGTGTCACTTCTGCTGGTCAACTTTCTATACGTTGGATTGAAGGAAAGATTAATGACTACATGAATAATCTTTTGAAGACAGATAAAGATTATGTAATTGCATCCGATACTGATTCTATTTACCTGAGACTTGGTGAATTGGTTGATACTGTGTTTGATAAAGACCAACAAATGAATATCAATCGTATGATATCATTTATGGATAATGTATGCGAGAAGAAGATTCAACCATACATTGATAAGTGTTATAAAGAGTTGGCTGATTATGTCCATGCTTATGCACAAAAGATGCAGATGAAACGTGAAGGTTTATCTGACAAAGGTATCTGGACTGCCAAGAAACGTTATATTCTTAATGTGTATAACAATGAAGGTATTTGGTACAATGAACCTGACCTGAAAGTTATGGGACTTGAAATGATTAAGTCTTCTACTCCTTCTATTGTCCGTGAGAAGATGAAAGAAGTAATTAGATTGATGGTATCTGGTACAGAACAAGATGTACAGGATTTCTTGGCAAAATTCAGAGCAGAGTTCAGTAAATTACCGGCAGAAGATATATCTTTTCCTAGAGGTGTGAATGGACTTAGAGAGTACTCGGATCCTACAACCT